GTCCGGTCTGATGAAAGTATTCTTCGCGAATATCCCAGTTGCTGGAGAACGTATTTGTTCAACAGACAGGTATTCTGACATTGGTTTACCAAAGTCTACCAAGATAGGTTTCGATATGTTGCTGTATTCAGCATAAAGCTCTATAGCTTTATTAAAGGGGTTGAAGAGTTCATTACGAACCTTCATTCCAATAAACATGTTAAAATTATGTTCAAGGTACTTGATCTCATTTTCTAAATCTGAGACAAGCTTCTTCAAATCTTGCTTTATCTGGTCATTTCTCTTAGAGAAACAAGCCATTAAGTATAGAATAGAGAATGTAGCATTGTAATCATACTCTGCTTTACCAGGAACGGATAATCTATATCCCTCGGTACCGTCATCACTGACGAGAAAACCTGAGAGTAACCTGTTAAGGTACTCAGCTGAGACGTCTGGTCGACCTTCAAAATCTTTTAAGATTCGAAGGTGTAGATGATGTCTATTCCAGTCCAATACCAACTTATTGATCGGATTCCGATCTTTTTGTTGAGTAAAGGTAGCTGTATAGGCCTCAGGGACTTGACCAAGCTTCTTAGAAGCTTGTGCGAGTGTGTATTCCAAAAGTCTTTTGGTAAAGATCTTCGAGAAAGACATAGAAGTCTTTTCTGTTGATTTCACAGAGTGACGTACTTTATCCTGGTCTTCCTTAGGGAGGACCAAAAGTACCCACTCTATTACGGAATCTATAGTTAACACCTTCCAGTTTTGGAAAGGGTTCACTAAACAGAAACGGAAAAGATTTCTCATGTCCGTTGATCGACCACCATCAGACCCAGGATGGAGTATCCTCCACTGAGTTCCGGTGGCCGCCTTCCGTAAGAGGGCGGCAGCACTATCCTTTAGAGACGTGCCAAACCTAGCTAGAATTCTTCGAGCAAATTCCAATCTCCCTGTCCAAGACTGAGCTTGTAGCTCTTCCTTGTATGAGAGAGGTGAAATGTTACCCTCAGGCATGAAGCGTTGGTTAGCAAACTCGAAAACATTCTTTTTAGAATGTAACGACTTTAGCAATCCAATAGGAATATGGAATGCGGTGCATGAAGATTGATAATTCTCCGCAACAGCGGGAACCTTAGCAATATCCACGTCATCTCCTAGTACTCGATAACTCGAGAACCACGTTGTTTGTCCAGCTTTCCAAGCGGAGAACTGAACTAGTGCGTGGTGGACCAGTGCCATTGAGGCCCAAGAAGATAGAGCTCCCATGGGTTGTCCGGTTCCATACCGGACAAAGCCTTTTCCGTCTGGAAGAAGCCAGTCTCTATCTGTGAGAATCTTCGACCAACGAGTAATTAGCTCGTTGGCTCGATAAAGTGATCCGTCCCGTTCAATGAAGAACGGGGGAAGGACAACCTTATATAGATCTAATGGAATAAGATCAGTCGCGGATTTTAAGTCGAATGACCAATGAGGAATGAATCCTTTTTGGAAATAAGAATTCACACTTCCGATTTGATCGAAAGTTGCATCTGTCTTGATCCCTCTTAGGATCTCGAATAGACGCTCGTGAATTGGCTTCATAGCCACTTGAGTCCAGTAGTCAGCAATAGCTACTACTCTGACTTTTCCTGCAGGCTCGTCGATTGCATGCAATCGGCCAAGTATAGGGGCGTGTACATTCTCCCTCTCGAACACTGGGTGTCCCTCAGGGATCCCTGTTGTCGAGAACCTATCCCTTGTTCCCCAGAAGAACCTACTCATCGTAGGGTAGGTACCAAGTGGCATGATTGAGGAAGTCTCCTGATCTTCACATGCAAAGTATTCTTCTTCAGTTGGAAAACTGAATTCAGAATATGGTTTACCACTCATCATGTGCTTGTTAAGAGCATCACCATGAGCTTTCATGTAGGTCTTGATTCTATCCTGATCACTACTTGGAGCGGGTTTTGTAGACTCGCTGTCCCCTTTCTCGGGGATCTTTTCTTCCGGACAGAAGTGCGCCTCTTTCGACACTGTTGCCAGTAGTCGAAGAGCTTCCATGTCACCATGGAATCGGAACCACTCAAGTACATGGTTTACCTTTTGGATAGACCAAGCTTGAGCATCGCGAACTATTCCGGCCATTGCCGGTCCAGTTACGTTGGCTCCTGCACTAGAAACAATGTGATATAACCCACTAGTATACTTAAAGTGTGCTAGGGGAGAACCACGATGTTGTTCCAGAATCCTTGGAAAGATATCTCTACAGAAGACCTGGAAGTCTTCCCATAGTGGACCTTCTAACTTAGGATGTGGACGAGAGATCGTCTCAACTGAGAAATCAGGATGAGGCGCCTCTAGAGCTCTATACAGATTGAGCAATGATGCTACAATCCTAATAGGCTGTAACTTGCCTTGACGAATCAAGGTTCGTAACTCCGGATCCCAAGTAGTTGGAAGACCATGAGAAAGACGAATCCCAATGCCTAATGGCATTGTGGATTTGAGGGGGTTCCCTGAGATGTACGAGTAGAGAGCGAACAGACTCAGTTTTAGATACTGAACTGCCGCCATCTGACCGTTATTCTTGAGGACCTTTTCAAGGCGAAGTACAAGAGGTATAAAATACCGAATGTATACCCCTGGGTTCTTCACTTCTGCCCAATGTGCAAGTTGGGAAACCCACACATAGACAGTCCGAGCTATAGTGGCATAGGACTCGGAAGCCATTGTCGAACCTTCCTTCCTGTTAGATAATTGTGAAATACGAGATCGTAAAGTAACGAAAGTCTTCCAGGAAATCTTCGAAGCTTTTGACCACTTCGACTCAATCCTAACCCCCCAGGGGGAGTTTTGGGAAGAATCGTCACTAGACGTAAGAGATGGAAATGTAGATGATGGAACCGGTCGTTGTGTCCCTGGACGAGCAACGACTATTAACATAAGACTTGCAGAAGCGCACACCTTCATTTGAGAAAGGTACTCCGCGTGATTAAGATACAATAGACCACTTGGGTCCATCGGATCAACCACGACATATTGTCGTGTCCGTTGGAGATCCCAGTCTACAAGGACTGCCCAATGAGCTACGGTTCTATCCGTAGGGTGTACAGCAAGTACGTCACTTCTTGTAAGATCGAGACCGTTAATAGGCCATCGAGTCTCACTCGTTGAGACGCTAGAGGTTTTGAGACCTCGAATGAATCCGAGTATTGGTAACATAATAGAGATATTATTTACTAAGAAAGGAGGAGTTCGGCAACCTCTCTTTCCCTTTTTATTAGGGCGAGCAGGCTGTGAAGGCGCCCCCGTGGCGTACACAGGTTTCCTGATTCCAATAGGATGTTCCATCCCAAAGGGTCAGTCCTCCGGTGCAACTAGTGCTAGCCAGAAACGATTACTATCTTAAAGTAGTCAGGCTCAGTGGTACCTTTCTTAAGGGATTCCACGTCTTTTGCTGAGAATTGAAAGTTAATTCAACCCTAAACCCTACTCGGGCTCCGGTTTTCTTAGCTCTCCTTGTTCGATCTTGACACTACAGGACGTATTGCCTACAATGCCAGAAGGTAATTTGGAGAATAAGTACTACGCAACATTATCTTTCACGGCACCTGACCTTCATACGCTTTCCCTATCTTTAAGGTAGGCGCAAGCATGGAGGATCTCGGCAGTGGGAGATTTTGCCAAGTTTACTTCCTCTAACCTCTCAGTTTCCTTCGAGGGATATACTTCCCGGAGGAGACTCCATGCAAGATGAGTGTTTCAAGACTGGTTGGGCACTAGCCCTTCCATCCCACTTCAACCGATTTGGGATCAGTTAAGGTAGGGACGACAGAACCTTTCCTCGGAATTGCTTCTCCGGAACAGCTCTATTGACTTCTATCGCTAGAAGGTACACCTCGATAGGGGAGTGCAGGAACCCCAGCAATGGGTAAAATTGCAGGGTCTCTGATGTGTCACCCTTCCAGTCATTTCTGGAAGGAGCCCACCTCACAAGTGGGGG